GAAGCCAAGCGATGCCCCGTTCGCGTAACCTGCTTTGGATGCTCATGAGTGCTTCTGTTCTTGGTATCGACCCAAGCCTAACGTCGTTAGGGTTCGCCTACTACACCAAGGAGGGCCTGCCTATCGTTGGTACTGTCAAGCCGAAAAAAGTGAAGGGTCTCGCTCGGTTACTCTACTTGCGCACTCAGGTACAGGCGGTTCTGGATGTTGCTAAACCGCAACTGATTGCCTACGAAGGCTACGCCATGGGGCGGTTTGCGGGCAGGGCGTTCGACTTGGGGGAGCTAGGTGGGGTCTTGAAGTTGTTCTTCTTTGAGCGTAAAATCCCCTTACTACTCGTTCCTCCTTCATCTTTGAAATTGTTTGCAACCGGCATCGGTAACGCGGACAAGCAGCGCGTCATGGCTGTGATGTCCAAGCACCGGGGTCGGGCGTTCTCTTCGGACGATGAGGCGGACGCGTATGCGCTGTTGCAGGTTGGTATTGCGTTTCGTGACGGTAGACAAAGGCCGCGCGATCCGCGACACTTCAAATGCACCGCGCTACGAGGTTGCGAGTTAGTACAAGCGGTGTAGGTTGAAATCAATTTCATCCGTCCGCTACAATCGAGTCATCCCGAAAGGGTTTTTCAACTAGAAATGGAAAGGTGAACCATGAAGATCAAGGTTGGTGACAAGATCGTTTTCAAGGGCTACTCGGAACCCCCGGAAGAAGGTCAAACGCTGTTGGAGGAGGGCGAGGAGTACACGGTCCACGAAGTCAACTCCGACAACAACTCCGTCATGGTGCGGATTGACAACCCGGACTTCAACCCGAAGAAGAAAGTCTCCGATACCAATCCGGAGACGATGGAGCTTGAAGTCTTCGAAGAAGAGTTCACTCTTCCTGCCGCCAAGGGCAAGCCCGCCGCTAAGGCAACTCCCGCGAAAGGCCGCAAGCCGGTAGCGGAAGTGGAGGAGGATGAGGCTGAGGCGGACGAGGAAGAGGCTCCCGCGCCGAAGAAGGCGGCTAAGGCTGCGCCGAAGAAAACCGCAGCTAAGGCGGCGAAGAAGGTCGCTGCGAAGCCCGCCAAGAAAGCGAAGGCAGAGACCGAGGAAGCGGAAGCTGAGTCGGCCGACCCCTACGCCGACCTGTCCGAAGACGACGAAGACCAAGAGATTGTCGAACTGGTCAACGCGTCGGACGACGTTCTGGCGCTCGCCAAGGAAGTCTCGGAAGAGGCGTCGGCAATCGAATACAAACTGGGCGGCGTCCTGTTTCACGTTCGCAAGTCCGGGGCGTACACCGAACTCGACAAGCGGTACAGCGAAAAGGGCGGCTTTGGCCTGTACGTCCTTGAGCAACTGAACGTCGAGTACCGCAAGGCGATGTACCTGATCGACATCTACTACAAGTGGAACAAGTTCGGTCTGGACGCGGAAAAGGTTGCGCAGATCGGTTGGGCGAAAGCCGCCAAGATCGCCGCCGTTATGACGGAAGACACGGCAGCGGAGCTTCTGGAACTGGCCGAGAACAACACGGTTGCCGATCTGGTCGAGAACATCAAGACTTCGTACAAGGAAGTCGGCGGCACGAAGGGTGAGAAGAAAGTCCTCAAGACCTTCAAGTTCCGTCTGTTCGAAGACCAAGCGGCGGCGGTCGAGGAAGTCCTGCAAGCGGTCGCTTCCGCGATGGAGTTCAAGAACCTTGACCAAGCTTTTGAACACATCGTCATGGAGTGGGCGGCGGAACACCCGATTGCTCCGGAGAAACCGGCCAAGACGAAGGCTAAGGCTGCTCCTACCAAGGATAAAGCCCGCGCCGCCGCCTAACCGGCAGGAAGTAGTTTGAGGTAGGGATGGGGGCGCACTGTCGCCCCCATTCTCCATTTTGGAGGAAGCATGACCGTTCAGCGTAGATCGCGGGCGCGAGGCAAGGCACCGGCACCAACCAACGTGCGGATCAATCTAGCGTACGTGGACGTTAACTCTCTGGTACCGTACGACTACAACCCTAGAGACAACGCGGCGGCGATAGATTCCGTAGCTGCGTCGATTTCCAATTTCGGTTTTCTCATTCCTGTCGTTGTCGATTCCGACAACGTTCTCGTTGCCGGTCATACTCGCGTCGAAGCCGCCAAGAAGCTTGGCATGGCTGAGGTACCGGCGATTCGCGCGGACCATCTCAGCGAAGAGCAGATTGCCGCTTTTCGTCTCATCGATAACAAGGTTGCTGAGCTTGCCAAGTGGGACTTCGACTTGCTGTCCGGGGAGATAGCCAAGCTCAAGGACTCCGGTCTTACCCTTACCGACTTCGGTTGGACGCGGGAGGAACTGGATTGCTTGGGCCAGATGGTCGCGGACGATTGCCTCTCTACGGAAGGGCTAGTCACGCTAGAGGCGCAGGAACGGCTGCGTAGGACTGAGCGCCGCGCCCCGGCGACCGCTAGGTTTGTCCTTGGCGAACTCGTCTTTTTCATCTCTGCGACCGACTACCGCACTTGGGTAGACGGTATTCGCACCTTGCATGACTACAACGAGACAGAGATTGTTGAAGACCTGAAGCGGCGGTTGGGGATTACGGAGACGTAGAAGATGCCGAATCTAATTGGTGGAATGACTACTGCGGAGCGCTTGGCGTACTTAGCGGAGTTGCGCGAACCGCCACGCGCACGCAGGGATGATCCGGAGACTTCGCAAGCTGGTAGGGAGGGTCCGGACGATCTAGCAAGACTGCAACGGGATATCTTGTACGTACTACACCAGCGGCCGAATGCAGGACTAACGACAGGTGAGCTTGCTTTGGCGTTGCAGACCCCGCGTGACTCTATTTCGCCTCGCATGAGGACTTTAGAGGCACGTGGCTTGATCGTTGCTACAACGATGAAGCGTACGCTCCCCGGAGGTCGGCCGCAGATCGTATGGCTGTGTAGCCGCGCCGAGGAAGGTTCGTAGATGGAGTTACATCCGTGTCCGTATTGCGGAAGTCGTGATGTTGAGCTACGGCCGGTTGCCGAGATACGAAGGGAAGTCCAGTACGATAAGGCGGGTAGACCGAGAAAGTTTGCGTACTCCTGCCACCGCGTATGTTGCAACCACTGCGGGACTCTTGGGCCACAGACTTCTGAACACACCCACGTTCGTAGGTCGTTAGCCGATAGCGACATCCAGACAGACCGGCGAAACGCTCTCAATCTCTGGAACACTAGGCATAGCGGGTAAGCGATGAAATCGATTTCAAAGGTATCAGCGATCCCCACTGATCGATTGCACCCCGACGAGACTAACCCGCGCAAGCCAGACCAAGCGCGGATGGCGCTGTTGCAATTGAGCATCACGAAGCTTGGCTTCATCATGCCGGTCTACGCCACGAAAGACGGGATGCTGCTTTCCGGCCACCAGCGGTTGACCGTCGCTAAAGCTTTGGGGATCAAGAAAGTCCCCACGGTCATAGTCGAACTGAAAGAGTCGGACATCAAGGGCATCAACATCGTCTTCAACCGCGCGACGAACGACTTCAGCGCGTTCGATACCGGTCTGAAAGCTTCTGAAAGGCTCCACTACGCCGATGTGCTAGAGGCAGCGGAGGAGCTACCGGACTTTGAAGGCGAAGACTGGTACGCCCTGCACGCGGCTGAAAAGCCCATCAAAGGTTTGGGCGCAGGCGAGGCAGGCAAGTACGACAAGAAAGCCGCCGTAATGGCTGAGAACATGCTGCGGCTAGGGATTCACATCCCTATCGTTGTTTCGGAGTCGGGGCGGGTCATCAACGGCATCCATCGTCTGTTCAACGCCAAGGAGAACGGAGTCACGACATGGCCGGTAATCACCATACCGGATGACATGGCGGATGTTGCTTTGACCTTCCTCAACTACCTGTCGATGGACTTCCACGTTGACGAGGAGTTTGCTGATGTTCTCAGATTTTCTGCGTACCGTCGGCCGCAAAATAACCGGGGCGCTGTACCAAAGGCTTATCGATTCTGGGCTAACGGATGCCGAACGCTACTGGACGCCAACTCATATTCCGTTGATTACTGGCGGAAGTTCCGTGACTTGCACGGACAGTCCCTCCTCGACTTCGGGGCCGGTCTGGGTAAGGTTGCGCCGTTCCTCACAGGGAAGGGGATGGACTGTATCGACTTTGAGCCGTACCGGATCGATCAAGAGAAAGACAAGGGCAAGCCGTGTCCTGAGCTATCGAAGCGCGAGGCGCGGCGGTTTCTGGATGAAGTTGCGGATGGGCGCAGGTTTACGTCTATCTTCCTCGCATCTGTACTCAACTCCGTACCCTTTCCGAAAGACAGGATGGCAGTCCTTGCCATCGTCCATGCACTCTCTAGCAAGGACACAGTTATCTACGGTACGTGCCGCGACGTATCAGATTTCAATTATGAGTACGGCGGCATTCGCAATGCTAACTACTTCGTCTTTGATTCTGAACCCGGTGTTCGGGTCGGGGACGTAATCAAGAACCCCAAGATTCAGAAGTTTCACACGCAGGAGGAAGCGGACGCGATGTTCGCCCGCCTGTGGAACAAGCGAGACTACTGGCCGGGAGGCAACGTCTTCTACTTCAGGCTGTCGGCACCTAAAGGAATCAACCCCAAAGTAGTCGCGCAAGCGCTGGAGCTTGAGTTCGAATTGCCTTACGCGGACAATACGCGAATGGGCTTGTCGGCCTACGCGAAGAAGTGCTTCGGCAAGCGGTTGGGGGTAAAGCTGTAGGAGAACTGAGATGGCGGTACTTCGCCAGACGGTTGACGACTGCGTTAGGTTTTGGTGCTTACGTTGTCAGAAACCGGTCGAACGCGTCGAGGGGATGCGTAACCAGTTTGTCCGAACCTACTGGTTCGGGTTGGAGTGCCATGGTCAGCGTACCACGATAGAGATAGTGGACGAGGTAGTTGAGCAGTATATAGGTGACCCGTTTAGGATCAACGTCTTTCCGGTTGACACGCCAGTAGTGCCGCCGTTTGCAACCGGAGGGATGTTACCGAAGGCGGCAGAAACGCCGAAGGCGAAAGAGACACCAAAGGCGGCGGTGGTACAGGTACGAACACGGCTCATTCGGTTAAGGAGAGAGTGATGGCAGTCGATAAACAACCTGCGGTTGGTCGGATTCTTTTGGTGCGCGGGCGGTCTACGGATTTCTTCCCTTGGTATCTCAAGGGCGGCAAGATTACTCGCGTAGCAGGGCAGCGAGCGTACTTCACCACGGAGAGTGGCCGGGAGTCGTTCACGCATGAGTACTCGGCTATCGTGGATACCGAGGAGGAAGAAGAGGCGCTGCTTCGGTTTACCGACAAGTACCAAGCAAAGCTGAACGATCTTCATGCTGAGATGACGCACATCAGCAAGACGCTCGTTGACTCCTTGAATGCTGGTACGTCAACCAAACGTGTACGGAGAAGCAAATGACCGATCCCACCATCGTAGGTACCGTAACGGTTACTCAGACCACGCCCCTGCCTACGCCACTCGCGGCGCAAATCCCTAGACTTACCTCGCGTAAGTTTCTGCTGTGTCTCGCGACGTTGCTATCTGTCACGCTTTTGGTGTGGTTTGCCAAGATCGGGGACGGGGTATACTCGGCGGTGTTGATCGCTACCGTAGGGGCGTACATCGCGGGCAATGTGACCCAGAAATGGGTTGAAAAGTCGGCCCGCCAAGACGACTCCATACTGAAGTAGCTTCTCTCTTTTCGCTGGGCTATACTAGGCCATCCATGGTGGCACTAGCAGGAGGTTCTATGTCGGTCGAGTCCGGGGCTGGCGATCCAGTCCATCTTCCCAAACGAAGAGACCTGTTCAAGTTCGATGACGAGGTTGCATCGATCTTCGATAACATGGCTCCTCGCAGCATCCCGCTGTACAACGAAGTTCACCGTCTTCACGTTTCTTTGGTGTGGAAGGCGCTTCAGCCGGGGGCTGTGGTAGTCGATGTCGGCTCCTCGACGGGGCATCTCTTTCGGAACATAGAGCGCCAGCTACGGAAGCCGTTCGCTGAGACGGGCTTGCGCGGGTACGCCGTGGACGCGTCGGGACACATGATGGACCGTCTGACGCGGGAGTTCCCGACAGTCACGCCGATTATCGGAGACATTGCGTTCATGCAGCCTTTGGCGGAAAAGGCGGATGTTCTCTTCTGTCTCTACACGCTACAGTTCGTACCGGAGGAGCGCAAGTCAGACGCTCTTCACTGGCTTGTAGATAGTACGAAAATCGGCGGGGCGGTCGTGTTCGGTCAGAAAGACCGCATCCTCAATCCCGCATTTGAAATCGATTTCAATGACGAGTACTATCTGTTTCGCAGGGACAACGGCTACACGCAGGAGGAGATTGACGCCAAGACGGAGGCGCTGAAGAACTCTATGTGGCCGGTTGCCTACTCGGACCTTGCTCGCAGGCTAGCGATGCTTGGGGTTCAATCCCACGAAACTACTCGCTGGCTTCAGTTCAGTACGTTACTGGGATATCGGAGGTTTTGATGTCCGTAGATGCTCCTGAGTCAAACCCGCGCCGTCGTCGTATCAATCGGCGTTCTGGGTTGTCTTTTAGCGGCAGCGGGCTGGGTCAGTCCACTGCCGGTGCGGCGGACGTTGCCGACGAGGATGATGCAGTAGAAGACCTCAACGCCGAGGTTCTGTCTGCTGTTCCTGAGACGCGTCGTTTGACGGACGATCAGCAATCTGAGATGGTCCGGGCGACCACGAACTCCGAAGAGTTCACCCCGTCGAATCGTCTTGCTCAGGTACGCTCCCGGTCGAGTGAGTACGAGCGGGAATACCGGCTGCAATTGCTGCATCGTTTGTTGATGCGCAACCTACCCCTTGACGAGATTGCCGCCAACCTTGGGGTCTCTGTCAGCACCGTCATTCGTGATAGGTTGGAGCTTAAGGAGCGTCTTCGCCACGCAGCGAAGGAACTCGACATCGAAGTGATGATCGGGAACTCCAAAGGCTTCTACGAGGAAGTGCAGGCGATGGCGATGCGGGCGGCGTCGAACAGCAACACGCCCATGCCTATGCGTCTTGCCGCGATGCGGACGGCGCTGGCTTCGCACAACGACATGCACCGCTTCTTCCAAGCAGCCGGTGTCTATGACACGCTTCGCTTCCGTAAGGGCGCGGGCGAGGGCGCTCAGACCGACATTCAACGGCTCCTTACGCTCACTGAGGAGTTGCTGGGCGAGACCCGCCGCGATGCGCGTACCGAGGCGGTCCCCAATCCGCTCGGTTCGTTTTCTGGTGACGACGCAGAGACGATGGAGCTATGACGGCCATTCAAGTAAGACGGTCTCGTCCTGTTGTGGAGGTTAGGCTTTCTCGTAGAGAGCAGGAAATCCTAGAGCGGGCGAAAGAGGCGGCGGCTGGTTTTCAGAACCCCATGTTCGGGGATATGTACGTCGAGGCGCTGCGTCGTCGTTTGACCGAGAACGACGGGACTCTCTACAGCTTCATGACCCATCTAGAGCAACCGCCTGTCTCTATCGAAAACTTCCTAGACGGGCGGGAGTTTCTCGGTGCCACCGACTTGACGATGTGGCCGGAAGTCCGGGAAGCTGTAGTACAGATCAACCAGAATTGGTGGAGAGGCATCGACTACGGCGCGTACGCCGAAGCCGTACTCATGGGGGCGACCTCTACCGGCAAGACAACGATCTGTCAGGTCACCACGCTTTACCACTTGCACATCCTAGGTTGCTTGAAGCAGCCGCAGTCCGTTTACGGCCTGCCGAAGGCTACCTCCATCGTCTTCCCGATCATGGCGGCAAAGCCGCACGTGACGAAGAAGGTTGTCTATCAGCCGCTTCGGAAGATGATTGAGGATATTCCTTGGTTTCGTGAACACCTTCGTCTGGACAAGCTTGTCGAGTCTGAGATTTACTTCAGCGACAAGAACATTCGGGTGGCCGTCGGCGGGGCGGATGCTGACTCGATTCTCGGTGAGGCCGTGATTGGCGGGGTCATCGATGAAATCAATTTCATGAGCATCGTCATGAAGTCGAAGAAGGCTGAGGTCACCAGCGGGCGGGCTGGTATGTACGACCAA